TCTGTAAATGTTGTAAGCAACCTACAGGTACAAGTAGCGATCTATGGCTACATGGCAACAATCGCCAAGATGCCTAAGGGAATTATCCGTTACAACTTCACCTAAGAAATAACCCTAATAGTCGGTGGGCGATTAGCCCTTTCGCCCACCGACCCCTACTAAGTAAGGAGTATCCGATGCCAGCTAGTTACGTTACCGTAGCCGAGCTACGTGCCAATTTAGGTATCGGTTCTCTTTACTCAGATAGTACGGTCGAGGAGTGTTGCCAAGCTGCACAGGATCAAATTAACAGTTTCCTTTGGTTTGATTCTGCGCCAGTCGTGGGGACTGCATTGGTAAGCAACGTTGCCACCGTAATGTTGGCCAACCCCGGTTTATTTACCGTTGGAGAATCGGTGACTATTGCCGGGGCTGGCTCTACATTTAACGGCACTTACACAATTACTGCCACGTTGCCATTTAGCACAGGCACTACAAATTTATTGCCAGCATTTAATATGCAGTTAAATTATTACCAGCAACCACAGGGTTATAGTTTTATTCAGTTTGCTAAGACTGCAGCCGATCAAAATTTTAGGCGCGTAGTGCCATCAGGCACAGCTACAGGCGAGGATACAAAGACTGCTACCTACGTCAATACGGCAAGCGTTCGCCAGGCTGCGATGATCTTGGCCGTTGATATTTGGCAGGCCAGGCAGGTATCCCAGACTGGCGGCGTAGGACTCGATGGCTTTAGCCCTAGCCCGTACCGCATGGGCAACAGCATGATAGGCAAAATAAGAGGCTTACTAGCCCCGTACATCTCACCGAATAGCATGGTGGGATAAATGCCTACGGCGGCTATTACAACCCTGCGTAGCACCATCGCAACGGCTTTAACCAATAACGGCGTATGGTCGGTATTTGCATACCCACCTGCAACTATCCTGGCTAACAGCTGCGTGGTAATCCCAGCCGATCCATATCTCACACCCAGCAATAACAGCTATATAACTATTTCGCCTATGGCTAATTTTAAGATTTTGCTAACCGTGCCAATGTTTGACAATCAGGGCAACCTGCAGGGCATTGAGGATTTTATCGTTGCGGCTTACACAAAACTAGCTGCATCAAACCTTGTATTTAATATAACCAGCGTTAGCGCGCCTGGTGTATTAAATGCTGATAGCGGCGATCTATTAACTGCCGAATTTAATATATCCATACTAACGAGCTGGAGTTAAACCATGTCATACACAGATGAGGATATTGCCTTTTTAATTAAAATTGGGCAGATCACCGAAGCACCTAAAGAAACAAAAACCAAAGCACCTGCAACCGAGAAAACAGAGGAATAACTAAATGGCCGTATATTTAAGCAATACCGTTGTAGTAACGCTGAACTCAGTAGTTTTATCAGATCACGTTACAAGCGCAACAATTAACCGCGTATTTGATGAACTTGAAGTAACTGCCATGGGCGATACAGCTCATAAGTTCGTTAAGGGTCTAGAGGCCAGCACAATCACTTTAGATTTCCTAAGCGACACAGCTGCAGCAAACGTAAACGCAACCCTTCAGGCTGCATGGGGTACAACAGTACCTATTACGCTAAAGCAGACAAGCGCAGTAGTATCTGCGACTAATCCGCTATACAGCACAACAATCCTAGTTAATAACACTACAGATATTAACGGCGCAGTAGCAGACATCGCTACACAATCAATTACATTTACTTGTAATTCACCAATCGTAATTACAACTTCCTGATAAACAGAATAGGGGCTAACAGATGGCTAAGTTAAAGATCACAAAGGCTGATGGTTCAATATCTGATCACCAGATAACACCATCGATCGAATACGCGTTTGAGTTATATGCTAAAAAAGGTTTTCACAAAGCCTTTAGAGATGACGAGAAACAGTCAGATGTTTACTGGTTGGCGTGGGAGTGTTTAAGAGCTGCAGGCGAAACCGTGCCAATGTTCGGTGCACCGTTCTTAGCAACACTTAAAAAGGTTGAGGTTTTGGATGATGACCCGGAACTATAGGGCGTGACTCGTTTACTTACTTGGTCGCACGGATCAGTTTGGAAACGGGTATCGCGCCCAATGATTTACTAGCACTAGATAGCAGGATGTTTAAGACTTTATTGCAGGCGATGAAAGATCGAAACAAGGAGATGCGAGATGCCAGTAGCGGTAAAAGGCGGCATTGAACTTCGTAAAGCCCTTAGAAAATTTACGCCAGATCTAGCTAAAGAAACGCAGAAAGAAATGGCTAACTTGCTTAAACCTATTACGGCTAAGGCTCGTGGCTTTATTCCATCTAACGCACCGCTATCTGGTTGGGGTAAAGCATCCGTAAATGCTAGATGGTACTGGGATGGCGGAGCTGCTAAAAAAGGCGTAAGTTACAGAACAACGCCAAGCAAGCCTAATAGATTAGGGTTTATATCGTTAGCCCGTATTCAAAATGCATCGATGTCTGGTGCAATATATGAAACTGCTGGGCGTAAGAATCCAGGCGGTAATTTTAGTCCACGTTTACCAAATACTTTAACTGGCAAAGGCAAGATGGCTGGCCGTGCCATATTTAGAGCATGGTCAGAGGATAACGGCAAGACTAACGCAGCTGTTATTAAAGCCGTTGAATCATCTCGAAATAAGTTCAACGCGGCTGTGGGGCGTAACTAATGGCTATGAATCCCGTAGATTTAAAAGTTGATTTAGCTGTTGAATATAAAGGCAAAAAGGCTTTTGATCAAGCAGATAAAGCCACACAAAAATTAACCAGTAATGTTAAAAAACTAGCTGGTGCTTTTGGCTTGGCCTTTAGCACTAGAGCCGTAGTTAATTTTTCTAAGCAAGCTGTAAAGGCTTTTGCCGAGGATGATGCAGCCATAACAGTATTACGGCAAAACCTTAAAAACTTAGGCTTGGCTTACCAATCTGTAAATGCTGAAAACTTTATAGGCAAGTTAGAACAGCAGACAGGCATATTAGATGATGAACTAAGACCAGCCTATTCAAAATTATCAAAAATAACCTTATCAACTACTAAGACGCAGGAGTTAATGGCTTTAGCCGTTGATCTAGCCCGGTCTAATGGTTTGGAATTCTCAGCGGTGATTAACACCTTATCTCGCGCTTATGTTGGAAACTACAAAGGTTTAAAGCAATTAAACACAGGTTTAACCGATGCAGAACTAGCTACTAAAGATTTTGCTGAAATACAGGCAATTCTTATTAAACAAAGCCAAGGTGCTGGTAAAGCCTATATTGAAACTTTTGCCGGATCTATTGATAAATTGGCTGTTGCATCCGCTAACGCTAAAGAAGTTATAGGAGAAGGCTTAGTAGATCTATTTGCAGACATGGCGGGTAATGGCGATATAGATGCTGCTACTGCTAACGTAAACAAATTTGCTACAGCTGTTAGCGATCTGCTCAAAGATGTTAGCGAATACAACTTAGCCGATTTTGTAAGTGCTTTTGTAACTGGCAATATCACAGAAGGCACAGCCTCTAAATTAGTTAAAAGACCATCGGCGCGTAGATTTTTTACAGGTGGCTCAGGCGTAGATAGTGATTTACTAGCTGCTAGAGCTGCCGCCGCAGCCGCTGCTGCAAAGATTAAGGCAGACAAAGCAGCTGCAGCTGCAAAGATCAAAGCCGATAAATTAGCAGCTGCTAACAAAGCAAAACTTGATAAGGCTGCTGCTGTATTTGAATTACAAAAGATCCAGATAGCCGCTGCGCTGAAGGGCAAGATAAGCGAAGAAGAAAAGACACGCTTACTGCTTATGCAGGCTATCGAGGAAGGCAACGCAGATAAAGCCGACTCGTTAGCCAAAAAGTTAGAGGAAATACAGGCAAAAAATGCCAAGATTGCAGCCGATCTTTTAGCAATAGGTGAGGCTAAAGATCCGTTTTCTACATGGGCTGGCAGTTTATCTTTAGCGTTAGAAGCTCTGCGTAAATTAGGTGTAGGCATGACTACTTTAATTCCAGGTGTTGATTTTAATCCTGCTCAGAGTAAAGATCGCAATTACGATCAAGCCGCTGCTGCAGCTGCCGCAGCTGCCGCTGCTGCTAAAGCCGCTGCAGACAAAGCTGCCGCAGACAAAGCTGCCGCCGAAACTGCAGCGATACTTGGCGGTGCTGCCGAAAAAGAGGCAGCCGACAAAGCTGCTGCCGCTGCTGCCGCAGCCGCCCTTGCAGGTGCTGGTATTACTAACAACCCTGCTCAAAGCAAAGATCGCAATTATGATGAGAAAATTGCCGCCCAAACCGCTGCTGCTGCCGCCGCCGCTGCCTTAGCTGCAGCACCTACTAATACTGCCCCTGGTGCTGGTATGACTTTTAATCCTACTCAGAGCAGAGATCGCAATTATGATGCTGCTAATCCAACACAAATTACTATTGTTATTGAAGGCAACGTATTAGATGGTGATGACTTTACCGAAAAGGTAAACGATGCGTTACTAAATGCTGAAAGAACAGGTATGCCTCGAACACCTGCAGGGTTTTTAATAATATGACAGTCCCAGTAATCAACGCGGTTATTAACTTTTCTACTGGCCCTAGTTTTGCCCAGGCATTTATTCT